TTTCTCTGTGTCTATAACTTTTCCATAGAATAATTGTTTATCTTTATAATGTAAAGTTACCGTATCTCCTAGCTCTACATTAACAGCTACTAAGCTAGAAGATAATGTTGTATGTGGCATTGTAAAATTTAATTCTGCTGCTATTTGTGTAAAACTATTGGCTAATTTAACTTCTGTGCAATAATTTTGTAGTTGAACTATATCTGTTGGATTATTATATTTTGTTATTCTTAAAACTAAATCTTTCAAATTTACACCTCTTTTATATTTTTAATTGTTGCCCTAATGTAATATCTAAAGGATTCTTAAGAGCGTTAATTCTTAATAAGTAATCCCATTTTGAACTGTCTCCATATAACTTAGCAGCAATATTTATCAGCGTATCTCCTTCACCTACATAGTAATAAGGACTACCATAGCTATTAGCTATATATTCGCTATTAACAACACTTTGTTGATACACTTTTAATTCCTTATATTCCCTAAATTCTAAAGTATAGTAAACATTCTTATTTCCGTTCTTTTCTCCATGACTAAATCCAACTATTTTACAATTATATTTATTTATTGTTTTAGCATCACTATAATATTCAAATTCTAATGTATGCTGTTCTTTCATCCATCTCCTAAATACTTCTACATAATAACTAGTATCATATTTAGTTTTAGATATTAAAAAATCATAATCATTATTTATGTCGGGGAAAAAGCTTTCGCAAGTCCAAGTGTCTAATTTAGTTGTTGATCCATTCTCTATTTCTCCAAATCCCAATAAGTCCTGCGAACTTGTTGCCATGCTTTCTTTAAAAGTTATAAGTGGAGTTATAGGTAATTGAATTCCTACATTTTCATTTAGACTTTTTATCCAAACGGCTCTTCTTCCATCCATACCTATCCCTCCTTAATAATCTAAATTATTTCTTGTATTAGTATACTTATCTAATCTCTTAGTTACTGTATTCATAACCTCGTCTATATCTGCTGTCTCTCTAACTGTATCAACATTTACACTTACATCAAATTGGTTTTGAACTGTATGATTGGTATTGTTTTTAGTAACACTTCCGTTAGCAATCATGCTTGGTATAGTGTCCCATTTACTTCCTTTATCATCATTAAAATTGTTATAAACATTATTTATCTGATTGTCTGACTCTTGCCAATCTGTTATGATTTTATTGCTTCTAGCATCAAATTCTTGTTTAGCATTTTCTTTTCCTAAAAGTTTTGCACCACCATATTGCAATGAATTCCAACCACTTTTAAAAATTGCTTTTGTAGTGTCTGCAACATCTGTTTTTTCACCATCTTTAGCACCATAATTCCAACCATCATTTACAAGATTATGAAGTTTACCATTTTTACTAAAGAAACTATTTGCAGCAACAGCAAATAATCCTACTCCTAATGCTGCTTTTCCAAGCATTAGAGATGATGATTTAGCTGTATTCCCTAGTAATCCTAGAGTAGAACTAACTTTTGTTATAGGACTAATAATAGAACTTGATACCTTAAGTAGGGCTATTCCACCACCAAGTTTTGCAATAGTTCCTGGAAGTTCTGGGTGTTCTGTAATATAATCTAATCCACCAACTAAACTATTTCCTAATGTACCTAAGCCATCAGCTATTCTTTGAAAAGATTCGCTCTTGCTAAAATTATTAACACTGCTTATCATTTTCTCCATACCATTAGAGAATTTATCAAACAAACTACCATCTTTAATAGTTCCATCATCAGCTATTCCTGCTAATTCTGCTAAAGACTTTTTAATATTTCCTTTAAGAGTCGACATTCTTCCGTCTGCTGTTTTAGCAAATTTATCTGTCATTCCTGAAATACCTTTATCATCCATATATGACTTTAAGACATTCATTAATTTTTCTTTATCAGTAACCTGACCTTTTTTATTTGTAAACTTTCCTAGACCTTTTGCATCAGCATATTCTTCTAAAGCTGCTCTTTTAGTTCCTGTAATAGTCTGTAACCTCATCCACTCACCATTCTGAGCATCACTCAATGCATCTATTGCAGAATTTAAATCACCAACTTTTTGAATTTTTGCATAACTTCCTAAATCCTCATACATTTTAAATGTATTTGAATCATCTTTAAGACCTAAAGATTTGGCTCGAGCTAAGCCAGAAGCAACTTCCCCTTCTTCGAAAGGAGTTTCATTTGCTTCTTTTGTAGCCCATTTATACTTTTCTTTTCCTAAATCTTCTCCATATACAGCACCTAGAAAAACGCTAGCATTTTGAAATTCACTAGCGTCTTTAATAGATGTATTTACTAAACCTACAGCACCTTTAAAACTTAAATATCCTGCTGTTAATTTACTTAATGTTCCTAAAGTAGAGTTAGAAAAATTGTTTATACTATTACTTAATCCTTTAAAGGCATTATTACCATAATTTTTTATTTTCTTAAATGAATTTCCCCAATTGCTACTTGTTTTGTCACTTGCATTTTTCGAATTACTTTCAACCTCACTCCAAGCTTTTTTCATAGCTTGGCTTTGAGTTAAACCAGCACGTTTATATTCCGCGGCTAATCCCATAACATGAGTTTTCATATTGCCAGTAACTGTAGCACTTTGTGATTCTGCCTTGCTTATTGATCCAGTAATACTATTAACACTATTTTTAGCTGTATTAGCTTGCCCAGTAAATGAGCTAAAGGCTTTAGAAAATCCATCTTTTATACTTAATTCACTTCCAAATAATCCTATAATGCTCACCTACTTTCTTTTTAAAAATGGATTTAATGCAACTTTTTCTTCAATATCTTCATTGTGATTTTGCAAGATGCAGGCATAAGCCACCATTTTTTCATAATAAGGTAAATTAATTATTTCATTTGGAAATTTACCTTTATCCACATAATGTGCTATAATTCTAAAATCCATATCACCTTGCTTTATGCGTTTTTTATTTCTTTAATAAGACCTTTTTCTCTATACATTCCACTTAACTTTCCAATTTCTTCAGAAATATTTTCTATTTCAGCTCTTGTAAATAATTTTCTTACTATTCCTATTGGATTTGTTTTGCAACCAAATCCTTCTTGTAATTCTTTATCCTTTAAATTAGGTTCAATTACAGCATTATAAAGTGCATTTTTATTTAATTCATAATCTGTTTTACTAGTTTCTCCTATCCTATCAAATGTTTCATCATCAATGTTTTTAATTTTTATTTTCCCATCTCCTATAGATTTAAGAGACTTTATTTCTAAAACTTTAGTTTTTTCAGTATTCTTTTCATCTAATATTCCCTTGTTTTCTAATAAATCTTTAATATTCAATTCAATACACTCCTTTTATTCAAATGTTACTTTATTAGGATTATAAGAAAAGTCATAGTTGCTTTCTAACAATTTTGTTATATCCGCATCTATGACTTTAAATTTAGTTATTTTGCAATCTTCTATCATTACTCTCTCTACAGCACTTTGGTTTGGATCATTTAATTCTGATATTAAATCAAATACAAAGGCTTTTCCTTCCTTAATACTCTCATTTATTTTCTTAAGTAACCCATTATATGTTTTATGGAATCCTAAGGAACCACTTCCATTAGCACCTCTTACAACTTCTTCATTTCCTAATTGTCCTGCAATTGGAACCTTGTCTGTTTCTAAAGTAGACTCTGCACCCGCGGTTTTAACTTCCGCATATTGATCTCCATCAATCCAAAGAGAATAAAATCTCCCATTTATAATATTCTTGCTTGAAAATTCCTCCATATAATCACCTCATTTCTAGTAATTTAATTCTAGTGTTAAATCTTCTAAAGCATCAACAACATATACAATACCTTTAAGGAACACTTTCTCATCTGTATTTAAAGCTAATATTTCTTCATCTGTCATTTCAGAACAATCATAGCCTTTCTCTTCTTCTAAATAATTTTTTTGAGCTTCTACATCTAACCATACTTTAGAAGTTTCTCCGTCATTTAACGCTCCTTGTTTAGTAATGTTTCTTAAATATGCATTTATGCCAGATACTAATAATCTTTTATTACTTAAAGAATTATTAACTTTACCTTGATAACTTTTCTTAAATGTAACTTTAATATCATCTCTTATCATGTCTAATATATCAATTACTCTTATTTTTTTTAGTGCTTCTTTTTCATCTGAAGATATGGTAGTTTTAGAATTAACCGCTTTTGAAATTACTACACTTTCAAGATCATTATCATAGAATAAAAATAATTTTCCTTCATCAACTAATGTATCAAAATCGTCTCCAACAATATCAACTGCTTTAACTCCCTCTACAAGCATATTAGTTAATGAACTATTTAAGCCACAATTAGCTGCTAAACAAGCAATATCCACTGTAAATTGCAATCCAGTATATTCAGTACCATCACTCATTATAATTTTATTGTTAATTAGATTAATTATCCCTTCATAATCTCCAACATAATTATTAAGAACAGCTTTAACTAATATATTGTTATTTTTTCTTTGATCCTTTATAAATTGAGCTATTTTTTTCTTTTGCTCATCTCCTGAAACTGTAGGGCACGCCATATAATTAAACTTTACATCATTTAACAGTTCAAGCGCCTTATCTATTGTTTCTTGCGTTTGTGCTTTAGAATTATAACAAGCTACTTTAAGATTTTTAATTCCTCTGTCTGAAAAACATCTTCTTATTATAGCTTTGTTATCTTCTGAATACTCTTCTTTAACATTTCTAAGTCTTGTATATGTATGCAATCCTGTTATTTTAGGATCATCTAATATAAGACATACAATACCTTTTTTGCTTCTAGTGGAACCATTATTAGCAAGTGCTTTTAATAAAATTATAATTTTTTGAGCACCCATTATCTCACCTCTTTATATATTAATTTTTCCATAAGCTTAGTAGCTTTATCTTCCTCTGGAATATTTCTTTCAGATTTATTATTGAAATAATCAATAGTTAAAGTTAATATTGTACAATCGTCACTTTCACTAAACTTCTTGTTTTTAAACAATAAAAATACATTGTTAACTTTAATTCCTAAATCAAACAATTCATTTAATTCATCTTTTACAGTTAGTATCTTTTCTTGATCTAAAACTACATCTGTATAAGTTATAGTTATATTAACTAATTCTTTTGTATAGCATTTGTAGGAATCGCTATACAAAGGTTTTATTTGCACAAAAAAAAGAGGTCCTTTAACCTCTTTTTTATTTTCACTCATAGTAATTGTTGATTTTTTAAAATTATCTTTCAAAGAAGCATAAACACTATACAACAAATCTAAATATTTAATTTTATAATTCATTCCATACCTCTTTTTCAACTCTTTCTTTAATACTTTCATCCATATATTCTTGATATAAATCAACATTGTTTTGTATCATATGCTTACCAGGGACAAAAGCTTTTTTTAATTTTTTACCTATAGCTGGTACATATTTTCCGACCTCTTGAATATGCCCTTCTTCAACAGATTGAGCATATTCAAGAGAACTTCCACATGTAACGATATATTTATCTTCTTTTTTTTGGGGATTGTCATGTGTTATTGAACGTTGTAAAGCACCTGTTTTTACTGGTGTTTCAGCTTGTATACTTGTTACACATTCAGTCGCTTTATCTTCCATTTCTTCAAGAACTATCATTTCAATTTTTTGTGCTGCTTTTTGTGCTTCTTTTATCAAATCATCAAAGCTCTGCATTATTCTCAACCTCAGTTTCAATAATATTAACGTCTTTAGTTTCACTTAATAAAACCTCAAGATAATCATCATCCCAAGGTATCGCTTCAATTTTATAATATTTATTGTTGTATTCTATAATGCAATCCTCTGTAATTTCACTATAAGCATCACTAAACATTCTTCTAGTACATTTAATATCATAACCATAATCCTTCTTAGCTTTTTCAGTAGAGTATGGTTGTATATCTACTAAATAAGGTTCTTTAGTTGCTTTTATATAGCCATCTCTTGTTATTCTGTGTTCATCTTCATAAGGACTATAGGTATAAATATTTATCTCTTTATCATAGTACATAATCACCACACCTTAAAATTAATTGGATTAGGCAATAAAGCCTTTATGTCTTCAGTAATAGTCCATGCTTCTACTCCATCGTTAAAAGTAGTTGACCTATCGCCTTGATTTTGAGACTTAACACCCACACCATCTCTTAACTTTTCTAATCTTTTAGAATTTCTAATAAGCTGCTCTGCTGCTACAGGAAATTTCTCTTGAATTTCTTCATCAGTAAAGCAAACTTTCAAATAATTTTTAATTACTAAGCAAGCTTTCTTTATATTAAATTCCTCATCGGTAAGGGCCATTTAGATCACCTCAATTATTTAGATACTGGCTTAGCATCTTTTATATTTACATATAAACCTTTTTGCTTGTTATCTGGTACCCATAAGTCGTGGAACTTTCTATAATCCATTTTCCATGCTCTAGCATCTTGATTTACTTCTGGACTAAATATTCTCATATTATCAGTCTTTTGAACTGCAATAGGAGCTTCCATTGTCATTATTTCAAAGTTTATATCAAGCCCATCATCAGCTTTTGTATATCCTCCTGCTGTTTGTCCTGTAGTTTTACCATCATTAAACTTAAGTTTAGTGTACATACATTCATCAATTACTGGAATTATAGGAACACCATTAACAGATGGTACTCTTGTATCCACACCGTTAATTGCGAATGTTGCTGCTGCAAGTTTTTCGCCATAGTAATCTTCAATAAAATCTTGTACGTCATAAGTAACATAGCAGACAAGATTTCCTTTATACCCTGCTTTTCTAATAGCTTTTATACCAGCTCTAATTTTAGATACAATTGTAGTTTTAGCTGGGGTATATCCATACTCAACTTGTGTATCATTTTCTACGCCAATAGCAATTTGTGCTATAGCCGCCAATCTTGTTGCATCAATTTCAGGAACAACCTTTAGTCTTTGAAATTCACCCATTACTGTTGCTGCAGTAACTGCAAAACCAGTTTCATCAACTGTAAGTTCATCAAAAGAGAAACTTCTTCCTCTATCATGTGTCATTGTTCTTGTTTCATACTCAAATGTAATAGAACCACCATTAAATCCATTAGCTCTATCATAATCTCCAAGTCCATCCATGTTCAACTTAGGGATTTTAACTTCCTTACCACCATTGTATTGGATTTTTCCAGCGTTGCCTTCCATCCATCCTGTAAGTGCTTGTTGTGCTGCTGCTTTATCAAGATTTTTTTGAATTAATGTAGCTGTTGCTATACTATTTGCCATTTCACATCACCATTCCTTTATTAATTTTATTTTTAATTATTTAACTCCTATCGCACTAGCAATTTGTGCATTAAGGGCGTTAGCTGATAATCCACCTGCTGGGGGAATATATGCACTTGATCCTAATTTTTCATTTACTTTTGAATCAACTGTTCCATTGATAATTTTTCCTATAGACTCAATGTTCTTATTGACTACCTCTTCAGTCCCATCCCCGTAAATAAATCCTACTAATTCTGAAGGCAGTCCTTTATCTTTAAGTACTTTAGAATACTTTGCAGTATTCCTTTCTTTTGTTAATTCAGCCTGAGATTCTGCAAATTGTTTTTGCAATTTCTCAAGTTCCTTTTGTTCTGGAGTTTTTTCTTTGTTTGTAGCGGCGTCTACTGCCTTTTTAATTTCTTCTTGCATTTTGCCAGTTTTAAAAGTTTCAACAGCTTTAGACCTAATAGAATCATCATGTGAAGTCATATAAGCCTTTCCAACTTCCCCTGTTAATATTCCATTGATATCATCAGCACCTAGCTTAGATAAGTCCCTTAATCCTTTAAATTCTTCATTGCCTAAAAGAGTTTCATTAATGTCCCCATCATCAGCTATTGTTTCAATTAATTTTAATAAATCTGGTTTTTTCATTTATATCCTCCAATCCCTACAAGTCTTAAATCCCTGTAAGTATAAAATTTTGCATAAAAATAAAGCCTTTTAACGTCTTTGCTTAGGACTTAAACGAGTCCAATTGCTCACTAACAGTTTAATGCCTTGTTTAGGGCATTAAAATAAGCCTTATTGCTAAGACTTAATCTTCTATTCTATCAATCCCATATTGTACTGCAACATCATGTTCAATTTTGCAACCTCTTGCATTTCTCCAATCTCCTCCAAAGTAAGCAACATCTGCTTCAGCAAGCATAATTATAGATTTTCCTAAATAAGCAACTGGAATATTACCTATAGGTTTAAAATCTTTAAAGAATGAATCGATTAATTTTACAGGTTCACCTATTGTTTTTTCTGCTTTCATACGAATTTCTTCTCTTACTTTTAAAATTTCTTCGTCTGTAATTCCTCTCATTGGTTGAGATATAAATAATTTTTTCATCTTTCAATTCCTCCTAAAATAAAATTTTAATTCCAACTGTAATTAAAAGTCCCATTATAGTTAAATAAGCAAACATCATTAATATAAAACCCATTTTAAAAACTTTTTCAAACATTAGAATCCTCCTAGAATAAAAATAAGTCTATAACGTTAGACTTGTACGAGATATTGGATCACCATTCCATTCCTTTACTATAAACTTGAAGTTTTTCTGTTAATCCTTTCATAATTTTATCTATATCTACAGGATTATCAATATTTAAAGTTGTATTGAATGTATTCGCCTTTTGAATTTCAATATCAGCCTTTTCAACTTTTCCTACTCTTTCATAATGAATTGATACACCTTGTACTTTTTCATCAGAAATAAGTTCCGATATTTTATTTAATATCTCATTCATAGTATCCCTCCTTACTTCATATCTACATTTTCTATTGGTATTTCTAAAACTGTATAAACTTTTTTAAAGTCTTTAGCTTTCACTTTTATTTCCTTTACAGAATCTGTAATATCAATATTATTTAAAGATATTTTATTAATTACAGAATCAATAACTAATTTCATAACCCTCACTCCTTAAATTTTTGCATAAGAAAAACACTTACTATTTAAATAAGTGCTTAATTATTCTTTTTTATCCATCGTCTAAAGAAAACATCATTAGATATTTGTTCTATATATTCTTTTGTTATTTTTTCTTTTTCAGCTAAATCTTTAAAATAATTGTTCCCATAGCATATTAAATTTTTAAAAATAATATTCAATATATCTATTCTCATTTCATCAAAAATTCCTTCTAAAAACTTTTTATCACAAAACATTTTTACAAAATCCCATTTAACTCCAAATCGTCTAATGCCATCATTGTATTTTTTACCCTGTATTCCATCCTCATTAATTAGCGTTTTTCCTATATGTTTTTTAAATATATTTTCTATGCATTTATTATCATATTCACTCAAATGTTTAGTTAAATCTATTTCGCACATAATATCACCTTTCATATAGTTAATTATATATCATGATTTATTTCTTTCCAATCTTCAAAGCTTTGCCAATTAATATTTTGTTTTGTTGAGTTATCAATTCTCATCTTAGGTCGCCAATTAGAATTAGGAATATTAACATAAGTACATCTGCAACCTATATGTTGTGGTAATTCTATTGGTCTATCATCACTATTATAGCTTTTACCATCATATTGACTGCATTTACTACAAATTTTGAAATCTAAAGTTCCCATATATAAGACTGTTTTTATATTATGATTTTCTCTCCAAACATCATTAGCTGATTCTTGCACAATAGCAATATTATGATTAACAAGTCTAGTTGTAATATATTTATTATTTTTATATTTATCCTGTATGATTTTACTTATTTCATTAACATTAGTTTCACCATTAAGGAACTTTTTAATTTGAAATTTAAGATCTTTTCTTAATGCTTTTTTATCTTCCCATAAAAAATCACTCCATAATTTATCATCAATCTTGTGATTAATAATATTTTTAAGTACTGAACTCTTTACAGGTTTTAAATTATAACTAATTCCCAAAGATGTAATATAACTGTTCATGTAATATGAATCTTTAGCAACATTATTTAAAATATCTGTTATGCAACTTTTTTCAATTTTAAATTCTTTTTCAAACATTCTATTAACTTTATTACTTAATTCCTTATACAATCTCATTTGTTGTACTTTACTAATATTGATATTAGCATCATCAATATTATATTTAAACATTATTTTAGATAGTTCACTACTTATTTCTTCTTCGTTAGTACTTCTCACCGTGTCACATATTTCGCTTAATGTATTATTATTATTTTTGTACATCTGCTCAAGTAGAGAAATAATAAGTTTTGAAAATAGTTTTTGATTATTACTAATTTCCATTAATATCACCTACAGGTGAATTCTGTGGACCATCATCACCCATATTCATTTCCTCTTCATCTTCTTTTTTAACCTTTTCACCCTCAGATGCAACATTGTCAATACGAGGAAGCCAACCTCTCAATGTTTCTCTACTTACAACCTTAGTTGGTGCAAGTTTACTAATTATATCAGCTAAACTTGTTTCATCTACTGGTATATTTGGTGTAAATTGTATCTTAATTGTATTCACATCATAATCTTTACTTTGAGTAAGGTATAAATATTTAAATAAGCAATATATTCTTGTATATATAATGTTAATCATAGACTTTTCATTCATCTTACATTTAGCTTCAAGACACTGTAGTTTGCTTCTTAAAGCCATGCCACTAAGATTACTTTGCAATTTTTCATTATTATCTATATGAGAAGTCAAAGTGTAAATTAAATTAAGCAAATCATCACGAGTGTTCTTTATGAATGTATCATTTATATCTTTTATTAGCCATTCTGCATCTTGACTTGTCTTATCTCCAAAAAGAAAGATGCAGTTATCCTTTACTACTGGGGCTTTCTTTTTCAGTTTTCCTGTAGATTCATCAACAATATCATTCCCATCTTCATCTTTTTCAGTTTCAGCTTCAATTCCATACATTTTAAGGATTGCATTTCTAAAATCAGATATTTCACAAACTATATCCGATAAATTAGTTTCAAGTGCATCTTGTATCTTTTTAATAGTGTTATAAATGGTTTTATCGCCTTCTTCATAACCTCTATCAATATTGTATGCTTTACCACCTATAATACCTATACCTACAGGTACTATACCAAAATAATGCGCTGTGGGAATTTCAACTTCATTCCAAGTTTCGTCAAAATGATATATGTATTTGCTAGTATAAACATCAATATAAATTTTTTCAGGTTCAAGTTGCTTATTAAACATGCGTAAAAAATATTTAGGTATATCATTATCAAGATACATATACCCATCAAGAGGACTTACAACTCTATTCTTAAATTTAAATTTTTTAGGCGAATATTCTTCTAAATAATTTATTTCAAAAGCCATACCATATTTAATAAGTTCTATTCCTAAATTAATATCATGATCAGTTTTATTATTTTTAAGATTATAATTAATATCTTTTATAGCCTCTGGATCACCACTTATATTTGTATATGTTACATCATTTCCAAAACTATATTGAGCCTCTTCATCAATTAATTTCTGAATGAAATTAGTATTTACTTTTAAATTACTTCTACCCTCGCGTGGTACAAACTGAGCTAAAGTATCAGTATTCCCATAATAATATCTATTAATATCATCAAAATGTTCTTTTTTCATAATATAATCCGCATAGCATTTCTGTAAAAATTCAATTTCTTTTTGATCCATGTTTTCACTTCCTTACTACCTATAAATAATACTAAAACTAGCTTTTTTATTTTGAATTGCATGAGTTATCCCATATCTAAGAGAATCTAACCCATGGTTAAATTTATCTATCGGAGTATTTATATATTTTCCATCTCTATCTTTCTTCCAACAATAGTTTTTTAGTTCTTCCTGAATGTATTTACATTTGGGATGTACTATAATTTTATATTGTTGCAAAAGTTGAATACCATTAATAATACTGTCTCTGCCTTTAATGCTTGGAACAGCTCTATTGATTCCATTACGCTTAAGTTCATCAATTGACTTAGGTTCAGCCGAATCACATACAATTACTTCTTTCCTGTAACCTAAATCAGTAATCTTATTTGCAATTTCATCATTAAGAAGCCCCTTTTCTTGAAATTCATCAAAAATCCATATAATTTTATCAACTTCATCAAGCACCTCAGCGCCAAAAGCGGTAGGGTCATTAGTATACCCAAAATCTACATTGAAAACAGCCTGTCTATCATATTTTTCTTTTAATATCTGCCTATAATCGAACTCCTGAACTTCCCAGTTTGTATAAATCAGTTTAGAAAGTGTTGCAAATTCTCCTAGTGCATAAATCCTATAGTAAACAGGATTGGTTTTCTTCATTTCAAGTAAATTATCAATATAATCTTGTGGTAAAAACTTATTATCTAAGTATGTAGTCTTAAGTACCATTGTATTTTTTAAATCGGTTCTGTCCATGCTATCCATAGGATTAAACCAACGTGAAAAAACCCAATTAGATTTACTAACAGGGTTAAACATTACATGCACTTGATTATATGGCTTTTTACTTCTAAGTCTTAAACAAAGTTGGTCAAAAGTAAAATCATCAATTTCAGTACATTCCTCCACGATAATATCATCAATACCATTAATAGATTTAATTCTTTCCGGATCATCAAGACCTTTAAACAAAAATAAGCTACCATTAGGTAACTCAATTGTTAAATCTGTTTTATTAATTTTACATTGTTCATATAGATGCCAGTCACTTAGTATACTTTTTACCAGTGCAAAGCAGCTATCTTTTAATGTATTGTTTATTTTTCTTACAACCAGGCATTTTCTATCAGAATATTTAAGCATCTTTAGTACCATTTTCTGAAAGACAAATACACTTTTACCACTACCGGCACCACCATAGTACACATTAAATCTAGTATCATAGTTTTCAAGTTGTGACAAGTAAGTTTCATTAAACATCTTTTTAGATATTGTAAATTTCATTATGTATTCCCCTTTCATTAGTTTATAAGCGTAAATATTCTTTTATGTGCTCCTTGCTAACTTCAAAGTTCAATTCTCCACTAACTTTAATATGTTCTATAGTAATATCACTATCATAGAACCTAGCAAATACTCCAAGTTTATATTTCATATTAAAACTTTTAGAACATTTTTTCCCTGATTTACTGATAAAAAATATTCTATATTCATTTTTCAACTAATCAGCCCCTTTTTATTTGAAAAAATATTTTTAGTAACTGTCAACTACGTGAGCAATTTTCAATTTAGAAGGTACCCCCCACCTATTTAAATAATAATGTATATTAATTGCATAAAATAATTATATTTTTCATTTATATACAAATTTATTTCGGGAAATGCTGTTTTTACGAAATAAATCAAAATATACAAATGGCTTACATAGTACACTTAAAGCTATTTTGTATTTTAAAAGGTCAGATTGTATAATTATAACCACTGTTTTTAGCCTGTAGGAGTGTATATTTATACTGTTAATTATTAATCTTCAAGCTTAACTTCTATGCTATTGTTAGTATTAACTATCTCTTGTTTATCAACCCATCCATAATTATTCTTAAGAGCGAATATAAGGCCGATTGGAGTTGTACTACTATTTACTAACTTATCCTCTAAACAACTCTCTATGAAACGCTTAGCGTCTTTTATCGTGTCAACAAACTCTTGTCTCACCCTATCATCATATTGTTTTAATCTATCATATTCAAAGCACTTCTCATAATTCATTAAGTCTTGTCTACTCATTCCAAGTACATAACCTAATCCACTAACAGTAGGTTTCTTATCTTCTGCTGCACATTCATTGAAATATTCAACAATTATTTTTTGCATATCTTCTGGCTTTTCATATTTAGCTGGTCTGCCTCTATATTTCATATCTTTGCCTCCTCATACTATTATTAAAAAGGGTACGTTTTTAACCTATAGTTACATGTTAAGTATTAATTTATAGCATGTAGTTTATAGCCTATTTCGTACCCTTTTCTATTTCATCTATTAAATTCTTTGTTTCCATATATAATTTATTTTCCTTGTTTACTTTATACTTTTTAACCTTGAAGTAATACTTGTTTTCTATAGTACTTATTATTACAGCTATTTCTCCTGAAGCTAACTGCAACTCTGTAAGTGTTATTTCTCCATTCATGTATTTTCTTTGGAGTTGATAAAAAGCATTTATATAAGCTTTGTTCTTCCAAAAAGACTTGTATTCTTCAATGGTACATTGTTGTACTTCTCTAGTATCTTTGCATAGCCTAAAGTAGTAATAACCATCTTTTGATAAAATTCTTTTATCTTGGAGAGTATTATCCCACTTTATTATTGTTTTTTCTGTAACATTAGATGCTGTTGCTATATCCTTTACTGTGTTAGGTTCTTCTAATGTTCTTATATTAAAGTAGGTTACAAACTTATCTGCTCTGTTAGAGTTGTAAGTACTATTGATTATGTTTTTAAGCTTCTTGTATGATTCATCATTGGTTTTCTTTATTTCATAGATATACTTATTCTTTTCTTTGTATTTATCTATGAGATCATAACCAACCTTTTTAAGTCTTATCTGTAGATTATTTCTTCTTTCTATCTGCTTTAATGTATTTAAATTAACCTTAAGTATATCTTTAAGTTTATTTCTATCACATTTCACATAGCCTTATCACCTCAATTTATTGCATTAAAAAAGAACCCTATTTCTAGAGTTCTTTTATTTACTTAGATTAATTAATTTCTTTTAAGTATAAATATAAACATACAGGCACACATGGCATAAATTCTCTTTTAATAACCTCATATGTTTTATTGTTATAGAAAGTTAAATATTTTGATGTTTGATACAAATTAATTTTATTTCCATCCTCTTTTAATAATAAATCTTCATATCCACATGTTTCAATAGTTGTACTATTGTCCTTATCAAATCTTTCATATGTAATTGGTTTTCTTCCTTTGTCATCAAAAAATAATATTCTTATAAATTCTTTAATATCTTTATCAGGATTACTATTTTCCATTTTTTCACCTTACCTTTCTTAAATATATAATTATACAAAAGAAGGTAAATTCCTCCTATAAATTACAAAATATATTAAAAACCAGTAGAGTTGGTGTACTATATATTGTGTCTGGAGGTTTACACCTACCTTTCACATAATTAAAGCCCTACTGGTCTATAAGCATAACAAAAATACCCCATACAACCTACTAACGTCTCAAGTGTAAACTTAAGATTTCAGTTGTACAGAGTATTTATAAAAGGGTAATGAGAATTTATGAGAGGTTTAAATTTAATTCTTTACACTTACTATTTTAAAGCTTTAATCTTAGAAAATTATTCTTTTTTTATTCCAAAATTATTCCACCCTTTAAGGTTTTTCTTATTTCCTATTGTAGAATTGCAACACAAAAAATACCGTGCATTCATTTTGAATAGTACGGTATTTACATAAATTTAATTTTTTAATTTTATAGAATTAAATTTACAAAATTATATAAGCTACTACCCTTGAGACATTTGTTGTTTAACAACTGCAATTTCTTCTGAAGTTGCTGGTTGTGCTGGTATATAATATCCCTTTTCTTTAGCTTTAGTAAAAAGATTATATTGACGATATTCATCTTGATTTCTCATTTGCTGAATTGTTTCACGTAATTGTTGATTTTCACATTGAGCAATTATACCACCATATCCTGCTAAACTTGCATTTAATCCAGCAAGGTAATCACTTATCATTTCTTTTTCTTGCATATTTTACACCTCCTAATTTAAAAATTCCATTAATTTTGCTTTACTTGCTTTTGCATCTTCAGAGTCTTTTTTTAACATCTCTTTTAATGTTGGATCAGTACATTGTTGTGAATAGTATTCTAACTTTTTCTCAATAGTACAATGAGCTCCAATTAAATGACGTAGATTTTGTAGTTCAAGCTGATTTAAGTTTGCCATTATTTTCACCTCCAATTTAATAACTTCAATACTTAATGTTTTCAAAATAGAATATGTTTATTCATTTTTTAAAGAACATTATTTTATTAGTTGTTACGTCCAAATACAAAAAATTGCAAATAAAAATCCTGATAATATTAAAAAACATTGAACAAACTCACTCATATAAAAATCCCCTCACGTAAATTGATTGACTACATCGACCAAAGTAAGTCTTTTCGTAAGAAGTTTTATGAATTAACAACTAGAACTAACTCTCTATTTATAGATTGGATATAGCTGATTAAATTTACTTAAAAATAAAAAATCTCCAAGAAAAATTAAATTTCCTTGAAGATTAAATTACCATTATTATTAATTATCATCTAAATAAAATTCAGATTTAAGATTTTAAATTTTAATGTAATTATATCATAAAATTGCATATTATTCAATTAATCTATTTTATTCTATATTTATCTTAATTTTACATATTTACATAATTGTTTCAATAGTGTATTATAGTAATTGCATAATAAAATTATGCTTTTAAATTATCATAGAAAAATTGAATAAATCATTTTAGGGGGGATTTTTCATGAAAAAAAAATTTATACTATTATTAACAGCTATGACTCTTTTAACAGTACAAGTTCCTGCTTTTGCAAGCACAAATTATGAGGTAAAGGAAACTAATCAAATTACAACATGCGATGAAACGAGTTTAGATGAATTTTTAGCAACTGATATTGCTAAGGAATTTAATACTAAAAAAATAGATAAGGTGCCTGATAATTCAAAAGTTTTAAAATTTGATACATGGGATGAGGCTACAGATTTTCTACAATCTGCAAAAAATGAACTTGATTCTAAATATATTAAAAATAATACATTGTTAAGATCATCATCACCGGATCTACCAGATTTTGATACAGATTATTATTGTGTTGGATATGCTAGTATAGATTCCGGCAGTGGAACTGCTAGTGAGGATATTGACTTCGATGTTCCTGGTGCATCAGCACAAACTATACATTCAGAACATTATTTTGATTATGATAATAATTCCGTCACAAATTCTTCAAGAGGTTCATATATTTCAGGACTTGGAATTGCAACATGGAAACAATATTACAGTGGATTACAACATCCAAAAAGTAAACAGTGGAATAGTGTAATTAAAGGACATTGGGGATATTTTATATCTGTTGGTGGTTCTAATGTAGGTGCAAGTGAGACAGTAGGATTTTGGTGCCTTTGTACACCTGACTAAATAGTATATAATAGGCTGTTTTAAAAGTAAATAATTATATTTTTAAAACAGCTTAATTAATTTGGAGGCAAAATGAAAAATAATACATTTATAAAAGCAAGTTTACTAATAGAAATTATACTAACATTTTTTATACCTGCTAAAATATTATCTAATCCATCTATTATCACATATCAATATGGATATCCCTTCAGATATTTAAATATATATTCTAAAGATAATACAAATTATCAATTAATTAATATATTGTTTCAAGGAAATGATGGTATACATATTGATATATTTTTATTTATATTTAACATTATATTTATTTATTTATTTATCAGCTTTATAAGTTTTATAATTCATAAAATTAACCGTACATAATATCAACATTATTAAAAAGATTTAATATTCGTACTATTAAATCTTTTTAACTCATAATGTATATTATGTTTGTAAAGTATTACATATATCTGAGAATCTTAGTAAATTAGTGTATTTTACTTTTCCTAACTTGATTTTAAATAAATTTTCCCATTGTTTTCTAGACATAAAATCGCCCTGTTAAGTAACTAATACAACAGCTTTTTTTACCTGTATTTACTTAACAGGGCTCACTTCATTCTTAATATTCCGATTTTTTTATGTTATTAATTATCTTTTATTATTAATTTTTAGAAAAAGTATTATTATTACCTATGTTTTCAATTAAACATAGCTTTATATTGATCTAAATGTAAATAAATATCACAAACACCCCAGAAACTTAATACTGAAATTACTGCACTCTTATTACATAAAATTTACAAATTGCTAACTGCTTTTTGTCTGATTTATTGAAAAATGTATTGTAACATTCCTCACAAATATAAATAGTATTTTTATTATCTTTATTTATCATTATAGTTTTATCCTTATTAAATATTGATTTTCCACATAAGTCACAATTATTTTTTTTCATCACTCCGCCACATTTATGATACCTTTCTATTTTCAATATTCCTCACTTCTTTAATTATATTACCTAATTCCATTTTTCCCACATAAATATATGTTCTAGTATCTTATTCTTTCTCTTATTCACTTGGCTTTGACTTAGATGCAATTTAAAAGATATTTGAACTTCATTCATGTTGTCCTTATATACCATGGAAAGCATTTTTTTATAATTATCCCTAAGTTGTCCTACTTTCCATTCCATTTCTGCTATTATTGATTCAAGATCACCTAATTGACTTAATATATTTTCTCTTTCAAGTTCCTTTTTTTCTTTTCTTCTTAACTTCATATCTGTTAATTTAATTACTTGGCTTTCAACATAACTTGTACAACTAGATGATGTTTGTACCCTTTCATCAAATCCTGGTGATGATGATTCTTCATCTACATTAATATATTTACAGTCTTTTAATTCATTGCTTAATTCATCTATCTGTTTATTTAATACAGTTAATTGACTATTTAGACCTTTGTATATCCTATCTCTATTGAAGTATTTATATAATTTATCTTCTGTTTCTTTATAAAGTATTCTTTTATATTTTTGCATCCTATCCCTCCTAATTTATTAGGATTACCACCTATATCCACCATATCTTACATTAGAAGATTTTTTTCTTCTTACTCCACTTTCTTTTTGATAAGCATAAAATTCTCTATCAGCTTTTGCTCTTCTAGCTGCTATATCCTTTATTGTTAATTCTGTAAGCTCTTTTGGCGTCATGACCTAATCCTCCTTTAATCTTTTTTCTAATCTTAAAATCTTTTCTCGCTTAATACCTTCTATTTTATTAGAATCAAATATTAATCTCATTTGTTCCAACATTATCTCTACGTCTGCGACTTCTTCTTCCACATTGTGGTTCTTTCCTCGTTTAAATTTAGAAATAGCTTGTGTTAGTTCTGCCATTTCCTCTATAACAACATCTAATTGTCCATACTCTCCATATTCTGTTATAGCTTTCTTGTAGACATTATATTTAGTTCCCACTGTAAACTCAGCTACTTCCTTTACCCTATTTTCTACATAATTCCTCATTTTTATTACTTCCTCTCTTGAAATTGATTTTTATTTGAGAATAAGAACTTATAACCATATTGCTATTTGCTCTTATTCTCTATTTAATTATCTTAAAATCTTAATTATCCTTATATCACATTTTGATTCATACTTTCCGGTGTTTCTTTTTCTGTAGTTATATTCAGATGCTCTTATACATCCATCAGTTACTTTCAATTTATCTGCTAGTTTTTTAGATGTATCTTCAACTACTAGTGGAAGTTCATACTTATCTGGACTTACTGCTATCCAAAGATATTTACTCATAATTACCTTCTAGAAAGGACAATCTCCATCATCCACAGGATTTATATCTTCATCAAAGTTTCCATTGTCAAAAGGACTAGATGATGAGTTTCCACTATTGGAATCATTTGATTTACTTAAGAACTGAACTTCTGTAGCAACTACTTCTGTAACGTATCTCTTAGTACCGTCTTTAGCTTCATAATTTCTAGTTTGTATTCTTCCGCTTATAGCCATTTGGCTTCCCTTGACCATATAATTTGCTGTGCTTTCAGCTTGTTTTCCCCATATAACTACAGGAACAAAGTCCGCTTCTTTTTGACCAGATTTAGAATTATACTTATCAACTGCTAATGTTAATGTAGTAACTGCTGTTCCTGCTCCTGGCGTAAATCTTAGTTCTGGATCCTTTGTTAATCTCCCAATAAGAACTACTTTATTAATAGTAATCAACTCCTATTCATATATTTTTTTAATATTAAATTTTCTTATATAATTAAATACAGTTCCTTTAGCTATTCCCAACATCTGTGCTATTTCATCATAGTTGAATTTATTGTTCAATAATTCAACCATTGTTGTTCTATCTATAGTATTAATTCTATGCACATTTAACTCATGACTAATTGCATGAACTACATTCATTTTCTGACTGCACCATTCTAAATTGTCAACCCTATTATTTAATGGATTTCCATCAATATGATTTACAACTTTGTAATTATTGGGATTAGCAATAAAAGCTTCTGCGACTAATCTATGAACTTTAAAATCTTTTTTAGTTTTATTTTTAAACAATTTAACAACACTTCTACAATAATTTATATTTGTTTGTTCTTTGTATGGAGCTAATATTCTTTCCCTTTTGATATATTTCTTCCCATCCCATCCAATGTAACTTTTAACTCTTCCATAATTGCTTATAGCATATACTCCCTCATATCCTTTTATTGGTTTCCATTCCTCCTTATTCATTTTTATTTATACCATCCTTCAAATACATATCCTTATAAGTAACTGCAACTGCATATGCTGCCCAAATATCCTTTGCAAATCCATAAAACCATCCTGGTTCTTTTTTTGTTCCTTTCCCATAGTTTTTCTGTCCCCTTGCAAATCTATCTACCAAAGCTTGTTTTATTGTTGCATCATTTGCTTTCATACTTTGGCATAAATTCATTTTTTCATCTTTTCGATAGATGTATTTTATATCTTCTTCTGTACATCCTAATCTAATTAGTTCTTGCTTAAATCTACCTATCCATACACAAGTTTCAAATACTTCTGCACCTACTGGCATTCCGTAAGATGCTATCATTTCTATGGCGATATTAATATTTTCATTTCTTTTCTCATACTCTGCCATGATACAATCATTAATAATATACATTAAATCATAATTACTAACTTTTCCTTTGTCCCATATTTCTAAATTTTCACCTACAATTACATATCCACTTTCTATATTCCCTGGATCTATTGCTAATATCATTCCCTCACCCTTTTCAAGTTAAAATATAATGAAAAACTTAATATTATTCCTACGATACTATCTACATTACTTGGTGATATACTTCCATCAATAAGTAATTCTAATAGTTGCCATATTAATGTTATTGTTGAGCCAATCCCTATTAATATTAGCCATTCTTCTATTTTTACTTTCAAAACTTCACCTACTTTTTTTATGTAAGGGGAATAAATCCCCCTCACTGCTATGCTATTATTTCAATGTTTTCTAATCCTTCAAGTTCTTTCTTTAAGTATTCTTTAATATTTAAAATTGATTCATTTCTCCAAGCCCCTCCATCAGCTTCAAAGATTGCAGCTCTTGGACCATCTTTCATTCTAAATATAAATTTACTTAAAGGTTGTTCTATCTCTGGGAATGTTCTATATGGTGCTAAACTTACTGGATTAGGTACTATAGCTTCAGCTACACTTGCAACTCCTGTTTTTACTGTTACCTTTTGACTTATTCCATCATCACCAGTAGTTTTTACAGCTTCATCTCTCACAAGTCCTGTATATTTTAATAAAACTTCCTTGTCCCCTTTATCTGAAAATGAACTTTGTAACATAATATTAAATTGCTCTGTATCTAAAAATTGCTCATATCTAATATTAGTTGGTAGCTCTGCTCCTGCTACTAAATAACATTCTCTTTCTTTATCTGCATTTAATGGTCCATATAAGTCAACTCTTTTATGTGATGCAACATGTATTAATAATTTAGTGTCTATTGCATCTATATTGCTCTTAATGTAATCTACGAATCCTGTTAATGTACTAATGCTTAATCCTTGTGCCTTTGGTTGTTTAACTCTATTTAAATCAATTCTTGAATAAGTTCCTTGATTTAATTCAATAATTGGTTCACTTTCTTCTCCTAATTGTACTAAGTATTGTAACGCTTCTTGTTCTCTCATTTTTTTATTTCCACCTTTTCTTAATTAATGTGCAAGGTTTAAGCCCCTTGCCATGGCTATATTGATTAATTATTTAACTAATTTAATACCACTTAAGTCTATTGGATCATTTGCTTTTTCTTCTGCAGTTGTTACTATTTCTCCAGTTTCTTCATCAACTCTCATAGTGCTTTGTCCCGGAATTTGCTTTTTATATTCACTAGCTAATACACCACCTTTTCCATCAGTACCAATAACAATTTTTGCTGATAACGCCTTGCTTGGTGCAAGTTTAGTTTTAGCTACTATATTTACCTCTGTAAGTTCTCTATCTTCACCAGTAGTTAATGTCATATCTACTGTTAATTTTCTTTTAACTTTCCAATCTGTATTTGGATCAGTAATGTTTGAAAGTACCTCTTTAAGTGCCATATTTACCTTTTCTGCTAACGCTCCCTCAGCAAATGTTTCTAAATTAATCATATTTTCCATTTTTAAATCCTTCTTTCTATTATTAATAAATTTAAACTACTAATCTTCTATATCGCTGCAAACTAAATCTGTACATTTACTTTGTACTTCATAGCTATATAAAGTCTCATCTATAACTTTCTTAACTTCTAGTTGCATATCTAATTTCTGTTCTAAAAAGGGTAATAACAATGTTAATTTTCCCACTAATTTTATCGATACTTCTTCGTTTAAGTTGCTCATTTTCTCTTCCCCCTCTTTTGAAATTGATTATTTATTGAGAATGAAGTTTTACAACTATAGCTGCAGCTTCATTCTCTATTTAGCTTTTCATCTTGGTTTAGTATTTAATACTTTTTTAATTTCTTACTAACATACTCAGCAACTTCATCTGTACAGGCTTCAATAGTATCTTTTTGAAATTCTAGTATCTTTTTTTGTAATTTTTTAATATTTATTATTAATAATATTTGGACTGTAATAGCTGAAATAATGGCACTTACTATTACAGTCATCCAATTTATATTTTCCATTCTTATCTCCTCACTTCTGCATCAAATTGTAGTATCACGAATTAAAGTTTTTACATTCTGGTGGAGTATTTTTACAACGACTTTCGTTTTCACACTCTGAACTATATTCACAAAAATAACAACATTGATGTTGCAAATCTTCTTTCGCTCTACAAATATCCTTACATTCAATAATTATCATCTTTTATTCCTCCATATTTTTAGGTTTAAAATAGTCACAATTAGTATCAATCCCCATATCACAATCTTTTTTGTGATTTTTGCAATAATACTCACATTTTTTATTTGAACATTTACAACAAGTACATTTTTCACACGGAATTATTTTCAAATTTTTCACCTCACTTGATTGCACAATATCTGATATCTTTACATCTTGCCGACCTCGGCAACTCATTTAATATTAGTATGGTGAACCATTTAATTCTTTACTATTTTCAAAAAAGAATTACATGCTAACTGATTCATGCTTGGTTTTAAACCCTTCAACTCTTTCGGGCAACTTTGCTTCATCCATTTATCACAATGTCTGCATCTATCTAACTCAGTCATTTACATCCCTCTCTTCCTTTCATTCTTACTATTCATTTACTACACCCTTTTACAAAAACACATATTTTCTACATTTTATAAATTTTTAGAATTGCGAATTATTTTACAAATGTATCGTCACATGCTATGCAATAATAAAACCAATCTTTTTCTCCATCAAACATATTCCAATTGTCTATGCCAATATCTTCACATCCACAATGAGGACATTTAATATCTTTTTCTTTTAATTTTTGATCCAAAGCTTCTTTATATTTGTTCATATTTTACTTTACTCCCTCTACAATTTCTTACCATTCACTAATTTATTTTTATCATTACACCATTCCATTATTTATTTCACCCTTTCTACATATTGCGTAGTATCAGCACCATTCCATAGGTTCATTATTATCAATGCAATCTTTAACCAACTCTTTAAAATCCTTGAATCTTGTGCAATCTTCTCTTCCTGAATATCCATATAAAGTATCATCATCATCATAGTCTTTTATGACCTCATATAATTCTTTACATACATCTACTTTCATAGTAGCTCCGCAATCGCAAGCATACAAAAAATGTAATACTGAGTTATATTTATAATCATACTTTTTATCAAGTCTTTCTGTTTCTGCATCATACTTTTTGATGTATTCTTCTCTTTTTTCTCCAAATAAGAAACTAGATTGTTCAAGTTCTTTATAATGTTTTGCAATCTCAGAATTAATTAATTCTGATACTTTTGTTCTTAATCTGTTAAATCCTCCATAACCTAAATCTATTGCTTTATTTTTACTTACAATTGACACACCCATTTTTCTACATCCTTTCTGACAATAATGAACTATTCTTCATAACTAACTAGTACATGACTACCAAAATTGTTAGCTGTATAATTAACATCCATAACTTTTACGCTTGGATTTTCCTTTAACCACTTATTTATTAATACATCAACTTTGTTGCAATCTGACTTAAGCTCTTTGAATTTCATTTAATCACCTCATTCTATAATCTATTAATTACTTTCTTCCCATCCCAATAACTTTTTTTCTAAAGAATCATAGTCATAATTTCTTGCTTCAAAATTGTCAAACCTTAATGATGACTTTCCACTTTTATTTGGTGGCTGAGGTTGTATTTCTTTATCTTTGTAATTTCCTTCAAGAACTTTTACAAAATTATTAGGTTTTATTAGCCAATCAAAAGTTATGGTCCAGCTTTTACCGTTCTGACCTTTTAAGAAACTACTATCTTTAATATTCTCTATAGCTTGCAATACCTGTTCCTCTCCATACTCCTTAATTCTTGCTTGAAGTAATTTGTATCTATTAGTACCTTTATTTATAGAAATAAGCTTTTGTAAGCCTAATTCATTCCATTTTGATGTTATGGGTTGTACTTTAGTACTACTTACAACTTTAGTTGTATTATCTATACTATCCTTACCTAACTCTAACCTAACCTTACCTAACCTAACCTGTGTATCCATTTGCGTTGACATATTGGAAACCGTTGGTATGACATTTGGTATGTCATTAGCTTTTGGTATAACTTCATATTGTCCATTTTCTTCAATTAACTCTTGTTTTTCATCTTTATAAATAGTTTCTACGTACCTATCTGCACGAATATAATTGTGTATTCTCCAATGTTTTATAACACATACACCACTCTCAAATGGAATTAGGAATCTCTTAGCTATTAATATCTTGAAATCATCATCTGAGCATCCTATCATTCTTTGTATCTTCTTAGGTGAAGCTACAAATCCATCATCATCTGCTCTCATAGAAAGATCATAATATAATAGCCTTGCTGATTGTGGCATATCTAAAAACATATCTGTATCAATTACTTTTAGACTAAACATCCTTCTTTGTGCCATATAATCACCCCTACAAATCCTCTATTGTTAAAATTTGAGTTACCTTATTCTTCTTCCTACAGTAATCACATATTCCACATCCAATAGGTTCTTCTAGTCCACTTTTCACTTTTATTATTCTGTTAAGTGTATACTTAATTTCTTCTAGTTTAGGATTCGTATATCTTTCATCAACTTTTACTATTGCTTTAAGTGGATTATCATTTTTTTCAATAGCTACAATATAAGGAATCAAGTCTTTTCCAAACTGTTGTTTAATTAACTCCCTGTATACTGCCATTTGCTCTATATATCCATAGTGCTCTATGAAAGTTAATCCATTATATTTTTTATGCATCCCTTGAGTTGTTTTTAAATCTGAGAAAAATCCCTTTTCTAAATTGAGTACATCAACCATTCCACGCCAATGTATTCCAAATAAATCACCTTCAATAATTACTTCTTTATCACCATCTAAAAACTTCATACAATTATTATCATTCTTTAGAGCACTAACCATTGTCTCTGCTATCTTAAATGTAGATTTAAGCTGTCCTTTGGTTTTACCTTGACTAGAATATAAACTAGGATTCTCTTCCTTAAATTTTTCAAGTGTACCTTCACTCCAAGAATGAATATATTTGCCTAGTAAAAATGCATCACTTTGATTTTGCTTATATTCTCCTTTTAGCTTTGCCACAGCCATCTCTTCACATTTCATAAACATTTTATATTGGCTAACAGACATTGTGCTTAAATCGCTTTCTAAGCTATAATAATTTTCCTTAGTTATCTTCATTTTCTACCACCTCAAAAGGAGTATCTATAAAGTCAGTTTCAAGTTCTCCATTCTCTTCAAGTTCTTTTTCAAGAGCACTCTTTTCATTAACTGATTCTTTTGGTTTTTGGTTCTCAAATTCCATATCCGAACCATCTTCCCAAGCATTAAGCTGTTCTATATTATCAAAGTCAATATTTATATGCTTACATAATCTTCTTAGTACTGTCTTTTTTGCCATTTCACCGAAGCTTTTTTCCCATGCATCTGAGAACTTTCCTGTCTTTCTACTCTTCTTAGAAAAGTTATCCCTAACAAACTCTACATCTGCTTTAGACATACTCTCATACTCCATTGAACCATCTTCGTAATAAACTACTGCGAAAACCCCGATAATATCATTATTGCTAAAAGGAATTGGCTTAAAGTTTATATAAGGCTTTCCATGATGTACACCTTCTTCAAATTCATCATCAATTCTTACTAACTTTGCATATATATCTTTTATTGGTTTTGCACTAAATTTTCTACATAATTTAGTTTCACCTTTATAATCAGTCATGAATTCTGGTTTTCCACTATAAATGATCACGTAACACTCATTATTAGCAAAATCTAAATCTAAATAAGCACCCTTCATAATGCATTTTGCTAAATTAAATTCTTGCCCTTTCATATTTGCTAAATCTAATGTATTTAAAACACTCAATACATTTTGTTTGAATCTTAAAGTATTAAATCCTTTTGGTAAAGCTGTCACCTCTTTATCTAACATATTAGTTAATAGTGTATTAGTTTGTTTCAAAACTAAGCCTTGTATTTGATTATTTGCCATCTAAATTCCTCCTTAACATCTAAATTCAAAAGTTTTACATACCATAAAATCTTCATCTTTAAACTTTATATTTTCTTGTTCTTCAACATCTATCATTTCTATAATTTCGCTTGTACACATACCATTCTGATTGTATTTGCAAGCTTTGGCTGTACATTTTATTAGCATTAATATCACCTAAATTTCAATATTATTTAAAAAGTCAATATAATTTCCGTATCTTCCATAATTGCTTTGCAAATATTTTTCTATTTCTTTCTTAAGCTTCTTATAAACTTTTTTATCATCTGTTTCACTAGTTGTAACATTTGCACTTATATAATCCTTAAGTGACCTTATGCACCACTTTCTTTCATAAACATTAACTTTATTTAAGATTGAATGGATTGAGTATTTTTGGTCTATTGTTTGTAATATTGCGTAGCTATCATCATCTAAAACAATATATTGTCCTTTCTTTTTCTTTGAATAGTCTGTATATTCTTTAGCTGCCACAACTGGATATTCTTCCTTTTCTTTTTTCACATCTCCATCTATATTAAGTTCTATTGAATACATTCTTAATGTATCTCCTACTTTAATCAACTTGCACACCTCCAGTTTTGTGGTATAATGAAACTGTAATTTTTCGTATGCTACTAGGAACGCTTTGGTCGGAGTTCTTGGTAGCTTTTCTTATTTTCTTTAATTTTCTAGATACTTGAATTTGGTTTGTTCCTAATAACTTAGCAACTTGAACTTGCTTATTATCCTTAAAATAATATAGTTCTATAATTTGTTTTTCCTTCTCATCTAATTTTTCAATTACACTTTTAATATCTATTTTTTTAATTAATTCATCTTCAAATTCATTTGCCCCTATTTTTTCATCAAAACTACCTGTATCATATTCATATTCATAAGAAATGATTGAAAAATTATGTGGCACACCCTCTTTTAAATTATATTTCTTATCCCTTTTTATAAAATTGTATAGACTTCCTCTTATACATGCTGTTGCGAATGTTGAAAATGTATAGCCTTTATCGTAATTATAATTTATACCTGCTTTTACTAAACCTACACTAGCAATTTGTATTAAATCTTCAAGTTCATATTTACTTTTTAATACTTTATAAATTTTTCTTGCTTCGCTATAGGCTAGTCCTAAGTGTTCTGTTACATCAATCACTTTTTTCATTCCTTTCTATATTCTTTAATTCTTCTTGAAGTATATCTCCAAATTTCCTCCCTTCTTTATCTCCTTTTTGAATAACTCTATCGGTTATTTCTTTTGCTTTTTCTCTATCATCTGCAATAGTGTTTATTGCTAAGATATTCCCCATTACTACCTCCTTATATCAAATATCTTCTTAATAACTTTGCTGTAAAATGTATAATGGTCATATCCCTCACTCACTATTAAGAAATCTTCTGGATCATATCCTTGGTTACTTAAGAATCTTTTATGTCTGTTATTTAGCTTTCTTGGATTATTCATAATCCTAAAATCCTTTTTACTATTCTCTTTACAATAGATACCTTATGTCTCTTCTTAGAAAGCAAGTTTACATACAAATTTACATCTTCCATGTTAATCCTCCTTATAAGATATTCTTCATATTTGCTAAGCAACTAGGACAAATCTTGTATTTTGAATTTGGTATATCAACTAAATCATCAGTTTCTTTACAGATAACACATTCAAAATTATGCTTTCTTAAAATTATGTCATCTCCTTCTACGTAAATTTCTAGTGCATCCTTTTCACCAATATTTAAGTTCCTTCTTAGTTCCATTGGTATTACTACCCTTCCTAACTCGTCCATTTTTCTTACAATTCCTGTTGTTTTCATTTTTACATTCCCCTAACATATGGTAAAATTATGTTGAAAGGGGGTGCTTTTATGGTCTATATTATTTCATATGATTTAAACAAGCCTAACCAGAAATATAACCAATTACGTGAATTAATTAAAAATTTATCTAACACTAACTATGTTCACGTTCTTGAATCTACCTATATTATTAAATCTCCTAAATCCGCTAAAGAAATTTATGAATACTTAGCTTCAGCTTTAGATAATAATGATGGTTTATTTATTTCTGAAATTACTCAAAATCAT